TTAAAAAAACAATTACAAGAAGGTAAATTTAATATTTTAGAATCAAAAGATATATTAGAACTTTCACAAAAAGCAGATATTGTTATTAAAGATCAAAAATTTTCTACATTAACTAATGCTATATCTTCAGTTGGAGTAGGTGAAGTTCCACCAAATGCTTTAAAACAAGTTGTTCAAGAAACTTTATCTGGAAATTTTGCAGGTGATAAATCTTTACAAGATATTTATAATTCTTTATCAGAAACAGAGAAAAAAGAATTTAGAACTTTTACAACTAAAAAAGCTAGAGAAAAAAGAAATGAATTATTGTTTGAAGTTCAAGCAGCAGACGCTGCTACAAAATTAGAAACAGCAGAATTATATAACGAAGCTCTTAAAAATGCTAATGTTAAAACAGGAATAAATCAAAATGCTATTCAAGAAATATTTAAAAATAATCCAGATGCTATAAATCAAATGACAGATTTAAATACAAAAATAATAAATAATGCTGAACAAAATATAACTTTTCAATCTAATTTTGATTCTAATAATGCAATATCTGCTTTAATTTCTTTAGATAAAATTAATAATATATCTGATAAATTTATTTTACCTGGAGAAACTAACGCAAAATCTATTATAGAAAGATATGGTGAAGAAACAGATGTTGATGATTTGACTTACTATTCTAATATACTATTACAACAAAATCAAAATCCACAACAATTTAAAAAAGTTTTTGCACCATTCCATAGTTTTATAGATGAAACAAAAAATCTTATTAGTACAGAAGTAATTAAAATACTTGATCCTAAAAGTTATAATAATGATCTTAAAAGATTTAAAAATGATATGTATTCAATGTATATTACTGGAATTGAAGAAGGTAAATCTCCATTAGAATTGTTAGATTATAAAAATAAAAATTTTATAGGAAAAGACTTTATGCAATATCAAACAGATAAAAATAAAATATTTAAAAACATGATGGAAAATGTTGATATTAAGGAAGAAATAAAAAGACTTCCAAATGAAACTCCTTCACAATATTTAAAAAGAATTAGTGAATAATAATGGCAGATTTACAAATACAAGTACAAAAACTAGAACAAGGTGGTTTTAGTAAAGTTGAAATAGATAATTGGAAACAAGAAAAAGTAGAACAACTAAAACAAGGTGGTTTTACTTCTGAAGAAATTGCTAAAGATTTTGGTTTTGAACCTATTGATACAAAAGCAATACAAAAAATATATAACAAAGATATAGGAATAAATAGAATTAAAGATTATGATGATATAGAAGAAATACAAAAACAAAATCCAGATGATACATCTTTATTAGAATCTGCTGTTGGAAAAAAATTAGATAATGTTGGTGAAAGAATTAAAGCTGGTTGGAATACTGGAGTTATTGATTTAGTTCAAGAAGCTCATGGTATACCCAATATAGATGGCACAAAAGAAGATGGAAAATATTTCAATGTTGATTTTCAAGATACAGGATTTCTTGAAAGAAATTTAACTAATGCTGCAAGAATAGCAAAAGATTTACCTTTATATTTAACAACTGGTGGAGCAAGTTTATTTGCTACTCGTTCACCTAATGCAAGTGTTTTTACATCTGGACTTGTTGTTGGTAGTATTAGAGAAACATATTTAGAAATGAGAGAAAAAGGTCAAGTAGCAAATTGGAATAACTTTTGGGAAATATTTAGAAACGAAGGAATAAAAGCAGGATTAAAAGAAGGAGTGCAACTTACTACCGCTGCTAAACTTGGAGGAATTAGTAATAAATTTTTACCCCAACTAATAGGTAGAGTTGTAGGATTTGAAGGTTCTGGTGCTTTAATAGAAAGAGAACTACCAAGTAAAGATCAATTAATAGACTCTGTTATTTTATTTGGTGCATTTGGTTTAGGAGAAAGAGGAGCTAAAAAGATACCAAAAATAATTAAAAAAACTAATTATGATGCTGTAGATTTAGCTGCTGACTATAAATTAGATAAATCTGTTAAACAAGATTTAGCAAGTAAAAACTTAGAAATACCCAGAGCTATTAAAAAAACAGTTGAAGATATTACTGGTAAAAAAATAAAATTAGATGAAAAATTTTTAGAAGGTTTAGATTTTGCTGATTCTGTAAAATTAATATTATCTAAAACAAAATTTGAAAAACCAAAAGAAAAAACAGAAATTAAAAATACTTTAACAAGATTATTTGTAGATAGATTACATCCTGTATTAAGATTAGTACAAAGAGTTGAAAGCACAAAAAACACCAAAGGAAGATTAAATATTTATGAACAGTTTAGAAGTTTAGTTGGAATGACAAATAGAGGTGGTGCTTTTATAGATAGAGCTACTCAAACAATAAATCTTGAAAATAAAGGTAAACCTTTAAAACAAGTATTAGAACCATTAAAATTTAAAGGTAATAAAAAATTAAATGAAAAAGATATAAGAAAACAATATGCAGAACTTAATGCTTATCTTATTTCAAGAAGAGCATTAGAATATGATGCAAGAGGTTTTAAACATCCTTACGATTCAAAAGCAGCTAAAGAAACAATAAAAATTTTAAAAGATAAGTATGATCCTATTGCAAAAGAAATTGATATTTACAATAGACAATTACTTGAATATGCAAGAGATTTAAAATTAATAAGTAAAGAAGCTTTTGACGCAATGGTTGAAGCTAATAAAAGCTATGTGCCTTTTTCTAGAGTTTTAGAAACTATTAAAGGAGAAGAACCTTCTGCTTATGGTGGAGTATCAAATCCATTTAAAAGAATAAAAGGTGATGAAACTCTTAAAGTATTCGATCCTATTGAAACTATATATTCTAATACTTTTAAAATAGTAAAACTTGCTGAAAGAAATAATGCTTTAATTAATTTTTTTAATTTTGTAGAAAAAAATAAATCTGCATTTCCAGACATAAATAAAAAGATAGAAACAAAACAAACTAAAATAGAACGAAAAGAATTAGAAAAAGTTTTAGATGATCCATCTGCTATTAATGATATTGCTATAGAAAATTTTAAAGTATTTAGAAAATCATTTGTAAAACCAGATGGCTCTTCAGTTACAGTATATCGTAATGGTAAATTTGAAGTTTGGGATGTAGGAAAAGAATTGGCGGATTCTTTAAGTGAATTTAATCCACAAGAAATGGGAGTAATAATAAAAGCTATTGGAACTCCTGCTAGACTTCTTAGAGCTGGTGCTACAACATCTCCAGATTTTGTATTTTCAAACATAGCAAGAGATACAGTTCTTGCTCCTGTTTTTAGTAAAAGTGGATTTGTACCAGTATGGAGTTCTTTAGAGGGAGCTTTAACATTACTTCTTGGTAAGACAGGTGCTAGTAAAAAAGCAAAAAAAATTGTTCAAGATTGGGAAAAATCTGGTGGTATGCAATCAACTTTAGTTTCTTTAGATAGAATGGTTAGAGATAAAGGTGCATTTGAAATGTTAAATGGACAACAAATAAGAAATAAAATTTTTAATCCTATAGAAATATTAAGAACATTATCAGAAATAGGAGAAAATATAACTAGATTAGGTGAATTTCAAAAAGCATATAAAAAAGCTGGTAAAGAAGGATTAAAAGGAAGAGAGCAAATAGAAAGAGCTGGTTTTGAATCAAGAGATATAACTATTGATTATGCAAAAATGGGTGCGTACATGAAAGGAGTTAATGCTGTATCTGCTTTTTATAATGCAAGAGTTCAAGGTTATGTAAAAATTTATGATGGTTTAACTCAAAGACCTGGAAGAGCTATAGCTGCTATTACAGCAGGTATAATAATGCCTTCAATTTATTTTTGGTTTGCTAACAGAGATAATGAAATTTATCAAAGACAACCTCAATGGGTTAAAGATAATTATTGGGTAGTAGTAGTTGGAGACACACCTTATAGAATACCAAAACCTTTTGATCTTGGTGTGGTTTTTGGAACTGGTACAGAACAAATGTTAGATTGGTATTTAAAAAATGATGCTAATGCAAAAAATGATTTAAAAAAATTTGCAACTGAATTTGCTTTAACACAATTAAAAAACTTAAATCCTATACCAACAATATTAGTTCCTCCTATGGAACAAATTTTTAATAAAAGTACATTTACAGGAAATGTTTTAGTTCCAGATTATATGGATAGACAATTATTAGGACCATATCAATTTAATCCTTATACAACTGAAGCTTCAAAATTATTATCAAGAACTTTAGCAGCAATAATTGGAGATCACAATGCTCCATCACCAATATTTGTTGATAACTATATAAAAGGTTGGTTTGGTGGATTAGGAAATTATTTTATGATGGCAGTAGACAAAGCATTAATAGAAACTGGTATTATAGATGATCCAGTTAGACCAACAGATTCATTAACTAAAATACCAGGTTTAAGAGCATTTAATTTAAGAGATCCAAGTATACAATCTGAATTTATTACTGATTTTTATGATGAGTATAGTAAGTATAAAAAATACAAACCTACTATTGAAAAACTAAAAAAAGATGGAAATTATAAAGAAGCAGCAAAACTAGCAATAAAGAAAAAATTATTAGATAAAAATATAGCTGTTTTAGATAGATATAAAAAAATAATAGATAATCATAATGACTATATAAGAAAAACTTTTAATATGAAGGGTGTAGATGGAGATCAGAAACAACAAATTATAGATGACATGACTTATGCTATTATTTTAACAGCAAAAGAAGCATTAAAAATATTGTATTATGACCCTAATAATGGTACTTGATGATTAATAAGAATAATATATAGAGAATAAACATGACAGTATCTTCAACTACAGTAAAGAATTCCTACTCTGGTAATGGGAGTACAACCCAATTTGCATATGGTTTTAAAATATTTGCGGACTCAGATTTAATTGTAATTATTAGATCATCAACAGGAACTGAAACTGTTAAAACTTTAACTACTCACTATACAGTAGCAGGTGCAGGAGATGCTAGTGGAGGTTCAATAACTTTCACATCTGGTAACACTCCAGCGTCTGGTGAAACAGTTGTGATCATTAGAGAAGTTCCGCAAACTCAAGCGATAGATTATATCGCTAATGATCCATTCCCTGCGGAATCTCACGAAGAGGGTTTGGATCGTGCAACCATGACCACTCAACAAGTTCAAGAA